GTCCAAGCAATTGGTCCACCTACCGGTTTGCAAACATGGCTGCTTACAAAATCAGCGAATATCCAACAGTGAGCAATGGATTTGAACAGGACGATGACTACTGCATCCGCGTATTGTATGATTACAACTCGGTCCCGTTTAATGTGTGAATTATTAAATTATTAAATTATGAATTCAATTCAATTGCTTTATTTTTGCACAAAATAAAATAATGTTTCAATTCATAATCAATTCATAACCAATTTCATGAAACGCGCACTATTGGTCGGCATAAACTATGTGGGAACTCCCAACGTGCTTTACGGATGCATAAACGACATCAACAATGTGGCAGCTTATTTGCAGACGGCGCGGAATTACCCGGCCGCGTCGTGTGTCATGTTGAGCGATAACACCGCGCGCAAACCCACGCGCGCAAACATTTTGGCGGCATTCAAGGAGTTGCTCCACGGTGTGCGCGCAGGAGATGAAGTGTGGTTCCATTATTCGGGACACGGCTCATTGCAGCGCGACAACAACGGGGACGAAGAGAGCGGCGCTGATTCCTGCATTTGTCCCATTGATTATAACCAGGCAGGGCTCATCACCGACGATGTGATTCGTTCCACCCTGGCCGCACTGGTTCCGGCGGGGGCTCGCTTGTTCGTGGTCCTAGACATGTGTCACAGCGGCACCGGGTGCGACCTGCGTTACAAATACGATGACAGCAGCCATTTGTTGAACAACGCTCAGCAGCAGTTGCCATCCACATATGTTCACACTGAATGGGCCCTTCGTCAAACCAGCTACGAACACAAACGGTATGCAAAAACCGCGGGTGAAGTGTTTTGCATTAGCGGGTGCCAAGACTCGCAAACCAGCGCGGACGCGTTTTTGGGGGGTCAAGCGGCGGGTGCCCTCACTCATTCTCTGCTGCAGTCGCTCAATGCCAATGATGCATCCACTTACAAGTGGAAACACCTGCTGAAGGACGTGTGCTGCAGAGAGCGCATTGGACGTTTCGCACAGAGAACGAGCATCACCACCGGCATGCCGTTAAATTTAGAGGACGGAGTGTTTAAAGTCTTAGCACCAGCACCAGCACCAGCACCAGCACCAGCCCCTGCACCAGCACCTGCACCAGCGCCAGCCCCTGCACCAGCGCCAGCCCCTGTGAAACCATTGCCTCAATGGATTCAGGCATATTTGTATCAATTGCATCGTCGGCGTTGGCCAATTCCCGCTTGGTTGCATGCGGTTATATTGCAATATCAACGACCGGCGAAAAAAAGCTTGTCAAAAAGCTTGTCAAAAAGCTTGTCGCGCGAACCCGCCAATAAAATGAAAATGAAATTATTGCGCAACTGATAGGCTGGGGTGTTCAAATGTTCAACCAATGAAGCAAATGTTGGGGCTGTTTGACAGTGAGACACGCCTGAATCTCCCTGACAATTTCGCATTCGGCGCATGCATAAGATGGGGTAGTGGCAATGATTTCCTGAACGCGCGCGGCGAGTTCCACACCCAGGCAGCCAGCGTGGGGGTTAATGGATTTGCTCATTTGCGCGAGCAGTTTCTTCCATTTGGTCAGCCACAAGGACCCGGTCTTTCTGCGGTAATGACGAAACGCAACGATGCAGATGATGCCGTAAATGCCGCAGTATCCAGGATTATAAGCATTTGTGCCGTAGTTGATGTTGTGTTCTGGGGAGATGGAGGTGTAAGCCTTGGTGACATTTACCATGGATTTTTTATGATCGTCAATGATGCGAACGCCGCAGTACTTGTTGCGTCCATTGGATTCAAATATCGCAATGTGATGCGGATTGGTTGCAATGGCGCAACTCTTGATGAGAACGAGCGAGTGCGCCTGTCCTCCCCGGTGTTGTGCATTGATGATGCGGAAACTTTCATAGGGCATGGCATCGGCTTTGCCCTTTGACCGACTGCTGCCGCCGTTTGAAACGAAGTAGGACAACGGAAGTGTCACCACGCACGCAGCGGTGCTGTCCAATGTAATAACACCCGTCGCGCTTTTGGGTTCGGACGACGTCAAATATCTCTCAAACTCGTGGTTTTTAGTTGCAGATTTATTGAACACTGCGACCCTTGATGCCATTTTCTTATTCGTGGTTCATGCTGGCGTGTGGAAATGAATTTATCAAAGTAATTCAATTTTTTATTTTATTTTCATAAAATATATGAAAATATAACCAATCCCTGCAACACGAAATGAAACCATTGCAGCGTTTAACAATCACTGCATTGAAAGGCGCAATCGTCGCAATTGCAGCGTTTACATTTTACGGAATAACTGAAGAATTGGAAAAAATGTGGAACCAGCATTTTCCGACCACCATACACTTGCATGATCATTATGCGCGGTTGTTGCATTTAGGCACTGTGTTCGCCGCCGAATTCATAATTGGTTTATTGATGTACAAATTTTTCAACCATTTAGATTAATAAGGGGGGGGGGATTGGGAACCACGTGCTTGTGCGACATGGACATGCATGCATTGTGATTGTGTTCCCTGATTAGAACCACGGCTGCAGTTCAAGCGTCTTGTCATTTTCGGCGGAATAAATCGGGCGGTCAATGGGCTTGTACATCGTGCTGGCATCGCGCTTATATTGAATGTATGCGCGCGCTTCGTTGTAAAGCTTCGGCACAAACATGTCCGCAACTATCTTGTTCAGCGCGGCAATTTGACCGGGGATGTCGGTTGCTAAATTCATGGCGCTCTGCAGGAACACGCTGCGCATGATCATTTTCAGATTGTCGCAGTCTTGAGGGGCAATCAGGTATGCCCCCTTGGACATGGCGTAGACGCCGTTGCGCAGCGCGTTTTGCACGATCTCCATGTTTCCCGTGCTGAAAAAAGCGTCGCTGAGCGCGGTGTTCTCCCAGTTGCCGATCATGGCATCGCGAAACGACGAGCACGCGCTAGAATTGGGGATTTTGTCGTACATGGCGAACTGCTGCTCCACCGTCGGGCCTAAAATGTCAATGCGTCCGTTTGCGGTTTTGTGGTGTTTTCTCACATTTGCATTGCTTATATAATCCGAACCGTGCATTTGATTGATTGATTGATTGATTGTGTGTGTGTGTGTATAACTTTATTGAATTATACACATATAATTATTTTTATTTATATCATGAAACCTCCATCATGTTTATTTATTTTTGAGGGGGCATGTCGGCATTCCTTGTGTGCCGGCCGGTATACCGTTGTATTCACAGTTAATGTCTTGTGATGGTTTCACACATTTTCCGTTTGCATCCACGGTCCAATAATCCGGGCATTTGGGGATTTCGGGCGGCCACGTAATGTCGCTGTTTTGGCCATACAGGGCATACCCGATGAATATCAGCGCTGCAATGAGCATGACGATTGCAACCACCATCACAATGCGCTGGAAATTTAAATTGGAAAAACTGGACTCTTGTGTTGCATCCATGTTTGGGTATTATGAAAATGCGAAATGAATATAATATACATTTTTATTTTTATATTTTACAAAATGAAGCGCATCAAAATTATTGATTCCATCCAATTTAATATTAAACACATTGAGAGTGTGTAATGCATCATTTGATCCCACATCACTTTGTCTCAGTTGCTTAAGTTAATGAAACCGGTTAAAATCAACAACAACAACAACAACAACAACAACAACAAAAAACCCAAAATAAAACCCGTGCCTGAACATGAATCCAAAGAAGAAGCCACCCAAACAAACAAAGAAGCGGTGATCAATTACAACGAGGTGCTGGGTCGCGAATCCATTGCGAACGAGATTGCAGCAGCGCTGGATGCATTCCACAGCAAAAAAGGAGATTTGATGATTAAACGCGGCATCTATATATACGGCAATCCAGGTGTGGGAAAAACCGAATTCACAGTGCAGCTCCTGAAAACTCTGAATTATGACATGGTGAAGTATGATGCAGGCGACATACGCAACAAGTCCATAATTGACCTCATCACCAATCACAATATGAGCGAACACAGTGTGATTTCCATGTTTCAGAAAACCCCGAAACGAATTGCCATCGTGATGGATGAGATAGACGGCATGAACAACGGCGACAAGGGCGGAATTAATGCGCTCATCAAACTCATGCGCCCTAAAAAAACGAAGAAGCAGCGAACCGAAGACGTCACCATGAACCCGATCATATGCATCGGAAATTATCACATGGACAAAAAAATCCGCGAATTGATGAAGGTGTGTTTGATGGTTGAACTTAAAACGCCCACGCTGGAGCAGGTCAGCGTTATTCTGAAATCGGTGCTGCATTCGTGCGACCCGTCGTTGCACAAAAACGTGGCCCGGTTCATGCAGGGCGACCTTCGCAAAATTGCAACCATTGGCAGCATTTTCAACAACATCAAACACGCAAATGGAGCAAACAACGACGCCCTTCATTCGGACAGTTTCTACAACGTGCTCATTCAAACCATTTTTCAACCGAAAGCCAACAACGAGGACAGCAAAACCATTGTCAAAAAACTCATAAATTCGCCGTGCAAATTGATGGAGCATTCGGCGATGATGAACGAAACGGACCGCACCATCGTGGGCCTGCTGTGGCACGAAAACGTCGTTGATGCATTGGCCAAACAGCCGCAGCAAATGGAGGCGTTCCGGTTTTACAAGGACGCCCTGGACAACATTTGCTTCGCCGACTACATTGACCGAATAACATTTCAAAAACAAATCTGGCAGTTCAACGAAATGAGCTCCTTGATTAAAACGTTCTACAACAATAAGCTGTACCACGAACGGTTTGCAACGCGCCCCAAATTCAATCCATCCGAAGTGCGGTTCACCAAAGTGTTGACAAAATACAGCACCGAATACAATAATGCGCTGTTCATTCAAATGATGTGCCAAAAGTTCGGGTTGGACAAGAAAGACTTGTTCGCATTTTTCACGCGCGTGTTTGCCAGCGACAGCAAATGCGAGAAACAAATGGATGACATCATGGAAGAATTTGAAATCACGAAACTGGACATTCAGCGCATGCAGCGCTACCTGGACAAATGCACGTATCCGAGCGAGGTCGTGCAGGATGAC